ATATATGAATGTCCCATAAAGACATATGAACCTACATAATCAGTTTTGGTATTTTAAATCAGTCGTTCCCGGTAGAATCTGTGATGAAATTATAAAATACGCAACCTCCATTAAAGATCAAATGGCAGTCACTGGCAGCTATAAAGATCCAAAAAAATTAAACTCAAATCAAATTAAAGATTTAAAAAAGAAAAGAGATTCAAACGTTGTTTGGTTAAATAAACATTGGATCTATAAAGAAATTCAGCCTTATGTTCACCGAGCAAATGCTAGTGCAGGCTGGAATTTTCAATGGGATTATAGCGAATCCTGCCAATTTACAAAATATAATAAAGGCCAGTATTATGATTGGCATTGTGATGGCTGGGGTGGAATTTATAATAAACCCAATACTCCCTCTCATGGAAAAATTAGAAAACTTTCAGTTACTGTGTCTTTATGTGATGGAAAAGAATATAAAGGCGGGGACTTTGAAGTAGACTTTAGAGACACGGACCCCGATAAAAAACGCAGCACCAGGGTTATAAAAGAAATTAGGCCTAAAGGATCTATCATAGTGTTCCCAGGAGATTTATGGCACAGGGTAAAAACAGTAACCAAAGGAGTAAGATATAGTTTAGTTATATGGAATTTAGGATGGCCATTTAAATGAAAACAAATCCAAAAGAATTAGATAAGATATCCTGCGGGAGTGCTGAAACATTTCCAACCCAATTAAATAGAGAAGATTATTTTAAATGTCCGATATGGTTTGCCGATGCTCCTGAATTTGTTAAGGATTTAAATAAGGCTTCGGATAAATATATTGAAGCAGCAAAGAAAAATTTAAAAAAAGATATAGCTAAAAGAAATAAAAAGTTTGGCGACAGAGGAGACATGGGTAATGTTTTTCATTCAACTCCTCTAGTTGGAGATCCTAACTTTAACCAATTAACTAATTACATAGGTGCTACAGCCCATAATCTATTGGAAGAGATGGGTTTTAGTATGGACAATCATCAATTATTTATCACAGAAATGTGGGTGCAGGAATTTGCTAAAAAGGGTGGTGGACATCATACCCTACATACCCATTGGAATGGTCATATGTCTGGTTTTTATTTTTTAAAAGCTAGTGAAAAAACATCAAGACCAGTATTTGACGACCCAAGAGCAGGAAACCTGATGAATCTTTTACCTCAAAAAGATATGTCTAAAATAACTTATGCCAGTTCTCAAGTTAATTATGAAGTAAAACCTGGAAGGATGATTTTCTTTCCTTCATACATGCCGCATCTGTATGTGGTAGATATGGGCTATGAGCCTTTTAGATTCATTCATTGGAACTGTCAGGCCATACCTAAAGGAGTATTAAATGTCCAAAAAAAATAAAGTAATTAATATTATTAAACTAAAAGACATAGACCCCGTTCGGGCTGCGCATATTCATGCAACTCTAGGGCAACACCCTAGAAAACGTAGTCCAGATTTTGTTGAAACTTTAATAGATCATAAATTAAAGAAAGGAAAAAATGTCGTTCCAAAAAACTAAATACAAAGTATTAAGAGGAGTAATATCCAAAGAACTATCCTCGTTTATCTGTTCTTATTTTTTAAAGCGAAGACGAGCGGCCCGCTTTTTATTTGATCAAGAATATATGTCCCCCTTTACAGAGTATTGGGGAATATGGAACGATGATCAAGTTCCCAATACCTATTCTCATTATGGAGATATAGCAATGGAAACATTGTTGGAAGATTTAAAACCAATGATGGAAAAAGAAACCGGCTATAAGCTAAATGAAACTTATGCCTATGCCAGGATTTATAAGACTGGGGATGTTCTTCATCGACATAAAGATAGATTCTCCTGTGAGATATCTACTACTTTAAATTTAGGAGGGGATCCATGGCCTCTTTATTTAGAGCCTTCGGGAAAAATAGATCAAGCAGGTATCAAAATAGAACTAGAGGCAGGCGACATGCTTATTTATTCTGGATGTGATTTAGAGCATTGGCGTGAAGCTTTTCCTGGTAAAGATTGTGTACAAGTTTTCTTGCATTATAATGATGCTAACAAGAAAGACGCCGCGAAAAATAAGTTCGATGGTCGCCCCTTCTTGGGACTTCCCGGTTGGTTTAAAGGCCCTGTAAAAAAAGGTAAATGATTGAAACATTAATTAGTGTTATTTTTCCTATCCCTGTTTATAAAGCTAAATTAGAGACTAAAGGCTTTACACCTCCTAAAAAATAGTTTATAAAATAATCTGGCAGGAGGCAACTCCACCACAGAAGTCTCCTGCTTTTAACGTATTGAATTCCTCTCATATCTGCTATAAGTCATAATAAACAGGTTTTTATATGCTGCAAAAACTAAATTTCGTACCAGGATTTAATAAACAAGTCACAGAAACTGGAGCTGAAGGGCAATGGTTTGATGGTGATAACGTCCGATTTAGATATGGTACCCCGGAAAAAATAGGGGGTTGGCAACAGCTGGGAGCCGATAAACTAACTGGAGCCACACGAGCAATTCATCACTGGGATGATAACGCTGGTATTAAATATGCAGCTCTAGGAACCAACAGAATTCTATACGTTTATTCAGGGGGGATATACTACGACATACACCCTATAAGAACTACATTAACAGGTTGTAGTTTTACAAGTACAAGTTCTTCAACAACTGTCACAGTAACATCGCCAGGAACTACTGGCTTAAATGATGGGGATATTGTTAAGTTTGATGCTGTAAGTGGAGTCACTGCAGTAGGATCCACTTTCACTGATAGTAGTTTTGAAGACACAAAATTTATGGTAGCGTCTGTACCTACTGCTACCACTTTTACCATTACAATGGATACCCAAGAATCAGGGACACCTCTGTCTGCCAGCGGTTCAGCTTCGGCCTTGTGTTATTATTCAGTAGGACCCGCACAACAATTAGGGGGCTATGGTTGGGGAACAGGAACATGGTCTGGAACTGCAGCAGGTCCAGCAACAACTACTCTAGCAACAACACTTATTGATGATGCGGCAGTCACCGATGTGGTTCTAACCAGTTCGGCCGCTTTTCCTTCAACAGGTGAAATTAGAATTGGAACAGAAGACATTAGTTTCACTGCTAATGACACAGCAACCAATACTCTAAGCGGAGGATCGCGTTCGGTTAACGGAACAACAAGAGCGCTTCATAGTTCTGGCGCCACTGTCACCAATATTACAGACTACGTCGCATGGGGTGACCCTTCTTCTGCAGACTTTACTATTGATCCAGGCCTATGGATTCTGGACAACTATGGAACTAAATTAATAGCATTAATTTATAATGGTAAATGTTTTGAATGGGACGCAACTAGCGGTACCAGCACAAGAGCCACAATCATTGCTAATGCACCAACAGCATCTCGTCACGTACTAGTTTCAACACCCGACAGACACCTCGTATTCTTTGGAACGGAAACAACTGTGGGAACAGCAGCAACCCAGGACGACATGTTTATTCGATGGTCCAACCAAGAAGAGATTACTGGTACTGATTCCTATTCCGTTACAGCCAATAATACAGCAGGTACGCAAAGACTAGCAGCTGGCTCAGTAATTATGGGGGCGAAGAGAGGTCGGGACGCCATTTATGTGTGGACCGATACTTCTTTATTTTTAATGAGATTCGTAGGCCAACCGTTTACTTTCTCCTTTGAGCAGGCAGGAACCAACTGCGGTCTTCTAGGAAAAAATGCATGCGTTGAGGTTGATGGTACTTCCTACTGGATGTCCGAGAATGGATTCTTTATGTACGATGGCCAATTAAGATCGATGCCTTGTTTAGTGGAAGACTATGTTTATGACTCTTTAAATTCCACACCTAAAGACCTGGTTAACTGTGGACTAAATAACTTGTTTGGAGAAATCCAATGGTTCTATTGCAGCGCTGGCTCAGACGTAGTGGATCGAGTAGTAACTTATAATTATGTAGAATCAAAAATGTTTAAACGGCCTATCTGGACAACCGGTACCTTGAGTAGAACTGCGTGGGCTGATTCAGCCGTGTTTGATAAGCCCCATGCCTGTGCCTACGACGCGAGCGATAATGCATCGTTTGATGTAACCGGCAACACAGACGGAACTACTATTTACTATGAACAGGAAACAGGGACCGATCAAGTGGATACAGGCGGAGTTATCACTGCAGTAACTTCAAATGTTCTTTCAGGTGATTTTGATATTACCCAAAGGAGAAGTGCCCAGGGACAGATGATAGGTACCCCCGATCTTAGAGGAGACGGAGAGTACATTATGAAGATAAGAAGATTTGTACCTGATTTTATTACTCAAACTGGAGACACGCAGGTAAGCCTGATCACTAGAAATTTTCCAAACGATAGTTCTACTACAACGAGCTTTACAATTACGACTGCCAGTGATAAAGTTGACACTCGCGTAAGAGCCAGATCCATCGCGCTTAAGATAGCAAACACATCATCTGCAGAAGACTGGAAACTAGGAACATTTAGACTGGACATACAACCCGACGGGAGACGAGGATAATGGCATACACAGGTGAAGATCTTACAAATTATCAAGCAGGATATGAGTATCTTCCACAAAAACAATACAGTTTAGATTATACATTACCCACATCTACTACTGAAGAACAAGTCACTGAAAATTTTGGAATACCCTACACTGGTGCGTTCACTCGTAGC